CCGAGAGTATTTATCAAGATTTAGTTTTAGTAAAATACGGTAATACTAAATCTTTGTCGGAATCCGCCAGAAAAAGTCGCTTAGATTATTTACAAAAAGAACTAGACATTGCCAACTCTTTGATGATTTTAAAAGCAGACACCAATGGAGTAGATATTAGTAATGCCAAACAAAAATACAAACTTCCATCTTTTATAAAAGATCAAATTGAAGCAGAAGTTGAAAAACTATATAGGTTATATGGTTTAGACTTAATTCCCATATCATACGAAGAAGCCGAAGAAATACTGACTACAGCCTTTTCCTACCCCGAATATGACTATAGTACGGGGGAGGTAGAAGGAACGACAAGATGGATATGTGATAATTATGGCATTTCTTTTAGTGAATTTATGGAATATTGTTATGGAGATACACCTTCAGATGATATAGTAGAAACTTTTGCCGAAGAAAATCTAACAAAATGCAAAAATATTACCTTAGAACAAATTCAAACTGTAATTAGCGAATTGCAAGAAGGTGTAAAAAAATACAATAAAAAAGGGCGTCCAATAAAAAACATACAATCTTATGCGGCATTGCTCGTATTCGAAAAGTACGGCTTACAGGCAACAAATAAACAATTAAAAACAGTCTATGAATGTTTAGAATACTGGGGATTTATTGAAGATGAAATAAAAAAGGGATGGACTAATATTGGCAGTAAGTATCCTGAAATACAGTATATAAAAGCAATGTTCAAGGAAAGTAAAAAATACAAATTAGTTTTTGCAAAACCGTTACCTTTTTAAAATGAAACCTTATAATACCCATAAAAAATGATTAAGGAACTTACAGGAAACAATAAAGTGTATTTCGATTTATGCTTCGGAAATGACAAGCTAATATCCGAAAATATTCTGGGCAATTATATTAAAGCATTCCCCAATTATAATTATGAAGAATTTAAAAGGATTACATTCAAAACAGAAATAGAGCCATACACTGCGTTGCTTTGGATGTATATTGCTTTTAACGAGAACAACATAAAAGCCCAACGCCCTATAAGTATAGTAGAAAAGAACATTAAAACCATTAAAAATAATATTGACCTTATACAAGCACTACTTTTCTTTTTTGAGGCAGATATCGAACAAACAACATGTACGCTAAAGGATGCGAAAAACACTTGTAAAATCACTAGTTGCGTATACATTGAAGATATTAAATCTAGTTTGTTAAAACGGTTCAAAGAAACTGGATTGCAGTTTTCTAAATATACATTTGATGAAGCTAAAGAAATCTTATTAAATAAGCGAGACATCACTTGGATCCAACAATATTGCAAACAACGTATCACTGATTATGAGTTTTCCACTTCTGAATCAGAAGAAATTAATTGGGAAAATCCCAAAGAATACGTAACAAACGACATTATTGAAGATTATGCCTACAGCCATACAATCGAAAGAGAAATATCCAGAGAACTTTTACTGGATAGATTGCAATGTTTAAAAAACAGATTAAGAACTAAACCAGGTGCACGACGAAAAAACAACCGAGTAGCAAAATTAGCAATAAGGTTATATTATCTTGCTAATTTAGAGAAATTTATCTTTAGTAATAAGGAAAATGATATTAGTAAAATGAAACTAAGAAATTCTCATTGTAGACTTATTTATGAATGTCTAAGGCATTTCAATTTAATAGATGATATTGATAGCCAACAAAATAGTACTACACCAGAATCATACATAAAAGCACTAATAAACAATTATTACAAACAAGCAAACGCAAACAAAGATTACGCTAAAGATAGGATTAACTCCTACAAGTTAAACAACAAGGAATTTTCTCCTTTTTAAGAACTAGAATAAAATACATCTCATTTTATCCCTAATTTATTCTATTTTTGGAATAAATTAGGGATGCACTTTTTACATTTATATTCCACAAACAACTGAAATAAAAGGAATTACATTATATTACATTTGCATCACAGAAATTAGAATTAAGTTCAACCTGTAAATACATGATGCAAATGGTAAATGAAAGTAATGCACCGGCTCCCCTATCAATGGCGGTAGTTCCACAATCTTTTCTTAATGGATTGATGGACGAAGTAAGAGAAGTAAAAAGCCTTCTTCAAAAGAAATCAGAAGAAGAAGTTAATAGCCAATGGATAGAATCCACCCAAGTAAGAAAAAGGCTTGGAATATCGGCTAAAACTTGGCAAACCTATCGAGATGAAAGAAGAATCCCTTTCAGCCAGTTCGGGCGAAAAATCTATGTGAAACGTGCCGACTTAGAAAAATTCATGGAGGATCACTACATAGATACTACTAAATAAGAAAGGGGCTGACTATGGAAGAAAAGAAAAAGGCAGCCTCCACGACCGCCAATCTCCTCAACAACAGGAGCAAAGATAGCAAATCATCTCGAATCAAACAACAGATTCGCAAACTATTCTTAGATGGTGGCAAGTACACTAGTAAAGATTTAAACACCCTTACTGGCGGAAACGATAGCCGGAAAGTCATATCCGACCTTAGAAAAGAAGGATGGAACATTAAAGACGTTCGTTTGGACGATAAAAGAAAACTATACTGGTTAGAGCCGGACAAACGGCAAATGTCTATTGATTGGAAAGGAGGAAGCAATGAGTAGAAAATCATTTGTACTTTATACAGAATGGGAAAATACATTTAATAGACTATCAAATGAACTTGCAGGCGAACTCATTAAAGTAATATTTGATTATGTCCGTACTGGAGAAATACCACAAATTGATAATGCCGTGGTAGATGGCGTCTTTTCAGCTTTTCAACCGTCTATAGACCGTAATATAAGCAAATATGATGCAGCCATTGAACAACGCAAAGAAGCAGGAAAGAGAAGTGCCGAAAAACGCAAACGAGATGCAACGACCGTTGACGAGAGCAAACGAGATGCAACGACCGTTGAAAGTCGTTTACGGACGTCAACTGTAAGTGATAGTGTAAGTGATAGTGTAAGTGATAGTGTAAGTGATAGTGTAAGTGATACTCTCTCTCTTAATGGAGAGAGTGTGAGAGAGGGAGCGAATAAAGTTTTCGATCTTCAATCAATCAAAGAGCAACTACTATCAGATGAAATCTGGAAAGAATCCGTTTGTATGCAATCTACTTTAGGCGTGTCTTTCATTTCTATGCTTCCCGACCAGTTAGATAAGTTTATAGCTTATATCGTTTCAATCGGAGAGGAACGGAGTATATCGAATATATCGGATGCAAAGAGAAGGTTTACTTATTGGTGGCAGAATCACGGAAGAAAGGAGGTACAGGATGAAAACAAACAAGTCTACACCGTCCCCAATTAAGGGAATGCCGAACGCACCCGAAGCAGAGCAGGCTGTTATCGGTTCACTTCTTAGCTTTGGCGGTGACAAGGTATTCGATGCCATATCTCCCGAATTGAACAAAGATATGTTTTATGATAACCGGTATGCTGTATTGTATAATGCTATCCAGTCGCTTTATGCAAACAATAAGCCGTGTGACATAGTATCGGTATCAAATGAAATCCGTTCAATGGGTAAGATTGACGAAGTGCCACTCCATTTCATCGCAGAAACTTCCAATTATGGGTATGATTCATTTCATGTTGTAGAGCATGCCCTGATGGTAAAGCAGAAATACCTGCAACGGAAGGCTATTGAATTATCCCATATACTCCAACAACAAGCCTATGACGACACGGAAGATATCGGCGATGTCCTTTTCAATGCAGGGAAAGCCTTAGAGCAAATGCAGCAGGATTTAATCGGGCAAAGTGAATCCCAGTCATTTAAAGACATTGCACAATCCGCATTAAAAAACATAGAGAGGAAGATGGGGATGTATAGCAGCGGGCAGCAGACAGGGATAACAACCGGATTACAGGACCTTAACGATATGAATTCCGGTTGGCATGGTGGCGAGTTGATAGTATTGGCTGCACGTCCGGCCATGGGGAAAACTGCTGTATCTCTACATTTTGGAAAGTCAGCAGCTATACAAGGTATTCCGGTAGTCATTTTCTCTTTAGAAATGGATTCTGTCAGCCTGTATGAACGTTTCATTGCTTCAGAATCCAATGTACACCCCAGCAAATTAAGGTCCGGAAATATAAGCCAAGATGAGCTACTGCAAATAGATAAGGCAATAGGAGGAACTTTATACAGCTTACCGATAACAATAAACGATAATGCGGCTATAGGTATGAGTTACATCCGTGCGATGTGTCGTTCATATCATCAGCAAAATAACTGTGGGATGGTGATAATAGACTATCTACAGCTGATAACCGAAAGCTCAAATGGGACAAGAAACAGAGAACAGGAAATAGCCCGGATGTCCCGGGAAGCAAAGATTATCGCTAAAGAATTGAATGTACCTGTTATCCTTCTGTCACAACTCAACCGGGAGGTAGACAAGCGACAGGATAAAAAACCTATTCTTGCAGACCTCCGGGAATCGGGAGCCATTGAGCAGGATGCAGACATGGTTATATTCGTTCATCGTCCGGAATATTACGGAATCAGTGTCAAGGATTCATCCGGGCATGAGATTTACAACTATGGTGAATTGATTATAGCTAAACATCGAAACGGTTCTGTCGGAACTGTCAAATTCAAACATGACGGTTCCCTTACAAAGATATTCGACTACGATACGCAAGGTTATACAGAAAACAATCCTTTCTAATGAACATTGGTTTTATTGTCTAAGTATTTAGTAGATTGAGAAAGATGAAAACAATAATAGATCATAATCCGCACATTGCACTATCAGACCTAAAAGAGCTGTTCAGGCTTTCTGAAGGATCGGCAAGTTTTACTGCTAATGGAGTACAATACACTATCGTTTTTTCGCTAGAGAAACAAATATGCGTCTTTCTATGGGAGTATAATGGGAAGAAAAAACAGGAGAAGATAGAGTTAAGAAAAGAGCCCAGTAATTTAGGACAGGGCTATGTGTGGTATTTTGTTTGTCCATGCACAAGGCGCAAATGTCGAAAACTATTTTTAGACGGGAATATTATAGCAAGCCGGTACGCATTTAATCACGTCTATAGCATCCAAATGGAAAATAAGCAAAATATATTCTTCCGCAAGTTAGGCAAGTTGGATGATCCTCGCAAGAAGTACGGGAAACCATTATACCGGGGGAAAATAACACTCTACGGTAAAAAAATACAGAAGTACAGGAAAAGACAGCAAATCATCAATGAAAACATAGGGAAATATATTCCTTCATTCATGTTCAATAAAACAAAGAAAAATCTATGAAACTAAGAGAATATCAAAATAACATCGCTATCCAGGCGGCCAATAAACTAACAGCTTTCGGATGCTGCTACCTATCGATGGAATGCCGGACAGGGAAAACGCTCACGGCTTTATATGCCGCTGATAAATTCAACGCAAAAAGTGTTTTATTCATCACCAAGCTAAAAGCCATCCCCAGCGTAAAAAACGACTATATCGCATTACAACCATCTTTCAAACTGGAAGTTGTCAATTTTGAAAGCAGCCACAAGGTGACAGTAAAGTACGACCTTGTGATAATTGATGAGGCCCATTCACTGGGAGCATATCCCAAGCCAAGCAAGCGTACACAGGAGATAAGGACCATTTGCGAAGGTTTGCCCGTGCTTTATTTGTCCGGCACACCTTCACCCGAAAGCTACTCACAGCTGTATCACCAATTCTGGGTATGCAGCAAATCACCGTGGAAAAGCTATAAAAGTTTCTATAAATGGGCGAAAGAGTACGTATACACACGGCAGAAGAGAGTAAACGGGTATCTCATAAACGACTACTCATGCGCCAACAAACCAAAGATAGACAATGATACTAGAAACCTGTTCATCTCTTACTCCCAGGAACAGGCGGGATTTGAGGTGAATATCAACGAGCACATATTGCAGGTACAGATGAAAGACAGGACCGGAGAATATATCAGGAGATTACAAAACGATTTGGTTGTAGACATCAACGGCTATACTGTTCTAGGAGATTCACCGGCAAAGCTTTTGACTAAATTACATCAACTATCTTCCGGGAGTGTAATTTCCGAGAATGGCGAGCATTTGATATTTGACAGCAGTAAGGCGGATTTTGTGAAGAGCTATTTTAAAGACCGGAAAATTGCATTGTTTTACGTGTACCAATCCGAAGCGGAGTTATTACAGTCTGTCTTCCCGAACTGGACGGATAGCCCGGAAGAGTTTCAAGCCTCATCAAATAAAGTCTTCATATCGCAAGTTCGCCGGGCACGTGAAGGTGTGAGACTTGATACAGCGGATGCTTTGATTTTCTTTAATCTCGAATTTAGTTATCTATCATACGAGCAAGGCAAAAACCGCCTAGTTTCAAAAGAGCGCACCAGCCCGGCAGATGTTTACTTTCTGTGCTCTGACTGCGGGATTGAAAGCAAGATACTGGAAGCAGTACACGGAAAGCAAGACTTTACACTTTCGTACTATGGCAGAACTAGAAAGTAAAATACAGGCTCGCATCATCAAACGGTTAGAGGCAGAAGGTTATTATGTGGTTAAATTGATTCTCACAAATAAACCGGGTATTCCTGATCTGCTATGCCTAAAAAACGGGAAAGCGTCGTTTATCGAAGTGAAAAGACCGGAAGAAAAGCCCAGACCTTTACAAGAATACCGGATGAATGAATTAAGAAACCTAGGTTTTGAATGTGAAGTAAGAAAAGAATGAACTACCGAAATTTGACAGATAAAATATATTCAATTCAAATAAGGCGATTTAAGCTATTTACTTTTGCGGGATAATAAGATATTCATCTTTGCGGAGAAAATTGCTTAAACGCAAAGATTATGCCGAATAAAGGCAATTAATAGAGTATTGCTCAACTAAATAAATTATTAACCAATTTAATTTTTAAAATCATGAAACAAGAAACATTTTTCGGAGTAAGAAAAGACAGTGAAAAACATCTTTACGTGAGAAGAGGTGATAACAACGAAGTCCTTATCACTAAAACAGTAAACGGGGGATCCGTAACGGAAGAGAACACCGTACACCTAAATGCGGAAGAAACCCGTAAATTGGGAATTCAGTTGCTAAAATTAGGTAATGAAGAACTGCCAAAATCTGGAATAGACCTTAAAGCCGAATCTTTCGTGGAAAAAATCACGGTATACAGAGGAATAAACCCGGACGAAACACCGGCCAATCTCGCAGTTATCACCATTGATGAAAGTGATGAAGCCAGACAAGTAAGGGAAGATAGCGGAGAGGAACCCGGCTTTTCCATTGAAGGGGAAGAACTGGAAAAACTCATTTCCGCACTGGCAAAGATTGTATAATTACTAACAAATTCAAGACCAGGCAATGAGCATTAAAAATTATACAATAGAAGATGTCGGCATTGGATTAGGGCTTTGTACCGACAAAGATTTTATTCCTGTTTCATACGCTGAAGGGGAAGAGCTAGCAAAACACCTACGTCGCACCATCCCGCTAAAGACTAAGACAATTATGTATGAACACCCGGATGCGGGATTGATTGAGATTCTCCGGGAAGATGCTATAAAAATGCTGAAAACATTAGATAACATCTCCTGACACTAAGATTGTATAACCAATATCGGGCAGGGATGCTTTATTGATTCTCTGCCCGGAATAAACCTATAGGATTTATGAATAAAATAAAAGAAGATGAATGCTACGAATATTATGAAGCATTGTTTGAAGGCTACAAAGTTAGCTTTAAAGTGGAGAAAAACATCAAAGAATCCATTATAAATCTTTTAATGATTGAGGATCTAAACGATGTCGATAATTTGCACCTTGAGTATATCAGAAGTTTTAAACTGAATATAGCGATGCTAGAAGCTTTCTTTAAAACAGATGAAGGACTGGATTATATTACTAAATGGAAAAAGGAACACCCCGGCGAAACGTTTTTCTATGATGAAATGATGAAAACGCTCAAAGAAGATATAAGGTCAGCCTTAGCTACTTTAATTGAATGCCAAAAAGAAGGGCTAAAGCAGATAAATAAAGACGTGTCTAAAGAAATCTTCAAAGGCAAAAACTTTTTGCAATAATGCTATAATAAAGCAAACCACTTCTCATTTTATAACCTGCCCGGTGAAGGAGCCGGGCACTAAATTTAATTAATATGAACGAATTAAAAATTACTGATGTAGTCGATCAGAAGGCGTTTGAGCAATTAGAAAGACTAAAATCCGAACTTGACAGCACTTTTGCGGCTTATAAAAAGGCTGGGGATGCTATGGCGGAAGGACTAAAGATAAAACCGGGTCCGTACAGCGAACTGATAAGCAAGGCCAAGGATTATTATGCCGCTATAGAAAAAGTGTATGCTCTGGAGGATAAGATAAAGAGAATACAAGAAGAACAGAAGAATGTATTACTACATTTAAATGCAGAAGTTCAAAAGCGGGTTAAGGCTATTCTTGATGAGGCTGCCGCAAATGACAATCTTAAAAAGGCAATAACCGCTACCAACACCACCCGTCAACAAAGTTCCTCTCTTATAAGCAAAGAAGCCTCCGAAATTGAAAAATCGAATATCGCTAAACGTGAAGCTTATCAGGTAGACCAAGAATCATTAAAGATAGCTGATAGTATACTAGGAACTAGGCAGCAAAATATTGTCCGTCTAAATCAACTAAACAAAGAGCTAAAAGCTGTTGTCGCTTCTCAAAAAGATTTGGAAGAGAAAGAAAAGAAGGGGTTGATTACATCAAGCGAAGCGGGTAAACAACGTTTGGAACTCGTATCACATGAAAGAGAATTGAAACAGTCTAAGCAGGAACTTAACAGAATCTTAGTAAATGAAGAGAAGACTATTCAATCATCGGAAGGAAGCTATCAGCAATTATCCCTTCAACTTGAAAGGATGAAAATTGCCTACAAACAAATGAATGACGAGGAGGCAAAATCCACTGGCGGGACCAAACTGGCAACCGAGATACAACAACTTGACACCTATCTGAAAGAGGCATCATCTTCCATGGGAGAACATCAAAGAAAGGTGGGCCAATACGAGAATGCCGCCAAGGGACTAAGAAGCGAATATAGAAGCATGATCGAAGAGATAGCTCTTCTAACATTGCAATATAGAGCCTTGACAGCAGAAGAACAAAAAAGTGCATCCGGCAAAGAGCTTCAGCAAAAAATTGATGAAATGATTCAAAAAGCTTCGACCCTGAAAGACGCTATGGCGGATGTACAAGATTCTGTTTCTAAAGGAGCAAGTGATACGTTTACATTCGACGCAATATCACAAGGAATAGACGCCATTGTGTCAAGTATGGGAGCAGCCACCGGAGCCACCCACTTATTAGGAATGTCGGATAAAGAACTGGAAGAAATACAAACCGACCTTCAAGCGGCTTTTGTTATCAGTAATTCGATTATCAGGATTCAGACAGCATTACAAAAGCAAAGCTCTTTGATGAAAGGTGTGGCCGCTATTCAAGAAGCTGCATTGGTTAAAGCTACAAATTTGAATACTGCCGCCCAGGGGAAAAATATCATTGTAACCAAAGCTGCAACAGTTGCGCAAGCGGCTTTTAACCTTGTGGCTAAAGCAAATCCTTATGTTCTTCTAGCGATGGCATTAGTTACTGTTGTAGGGGCTTTGGCATTATACGCAAAAGGAACGGCAGACGCTTCCGAGAACCAAAAACGTCTAAATGAATACGAAAAAGAATATAGAGAATATCTCGAATATAAATCTCGCACTTTAATACAAGTCAATGATGAAAACATAAAAGGCCTTCAAAGAGAACTAGAAATAGCTAAATCCCGAAAAGCATCACTTTCTGAAACAAGGACTTTAGAAGATGAGATATACAAAGAACGTCTCATTAGAAATAATAAATTACTCGGCTTTTATAGTGAAGAAGTCCACAATATAGATCAAAACAAGGACAAATTAGAACAATATAAGGATCAGTTAAACAGAGTTTATCAGGCTATAAGAGATGAACATAAAGAAGTGTCTATTGATTTAAATTTAAACGGGAAAATAAGCAAAAAGAAAGTCCAAGACGCAAAAGAGTTACTCCAGCAAAAAATAAATGAAACAGAAGAAAAAATACAAATTGGAGTTGAACTTGTTACGGAAAATAAGGACCTGAAATCAGAGCAAGAAAGAATTAGAAATCAAAGAATAGAAGAAAACAGGCAAATTGCAGATAAAGAAAAATCCCTTATTCGAAAGGCGGAAGACGAGAAGGTTCAACTAATCGGAGACGGCTTCACCCGTCAACGTCTACAAACAGCTGCATCTTTTCAACGTAGAATAGAAGATTTGAAGCAACAACTGAAAACAGAATCCAATCTGACAGTCAAAGGAAAGCAGGCAATCAACGATCAAATAAAAGCATTAGAGCAACAACAAGCCAAAAACTTGGAAGATATAAACCGTAAGCAGCAACAAGCCGAACTAGAAGAGTATCGACGTACGCAAGATGTTGCCATCTCCATACAGGAAGAAGGGGTTGAAAAGAAAAAAAAGATTGCATGGGTTGAGTACGAACGCCAGGTTAAAGATCTTCAGGACCAAATAATGAATGATGACACTTTAACGCCCAAGCAAATAAAGTATCTTTATGACAGAATCAAGCTATTAGGGGAACAATACCAGAAAGAAAAGGCTCAAATAATCATAGATGAAAACAACCGCCTTGCAGAAGCGGAAATTTCCAATCTTAGTACCAGTGCTTTAAACGAGCAAAATATTCTTGACAAGAAATATAAAGAAGGGAAAATAAGCAGAGAAAACTATGAAAAAGAAAGCCTTGCTATCACTGCCAAATACTCAAAAGAAGCTATACGGCTACAGATTGCTCAAGCGGAAGCCGAGCTTGCAGAACTAGATGTCAATTCAGAGAGGGCGAAAGAATTGCAGGATGCAATAGATAATTTAAAAACGCAACTTGATAATTTGAATATAGGGACATTTGACGAAAAAGACAAAGCCATTGCCGAATTTACTAATGCCCTCCAAAATATGCAAAGTGTAGCGCAAGATTCATTAGGAGACACGGCTGACATCTTTAGTGCCTTCACTGATATAATCAACAA